TCCCGTCGTAGGTGCAGTAACATTTATATCATTCTGTCCATCAAATGCGATACCATTAATAGTTCTTGGTGTGGCTAATCTTGTCGCCGAGGCTGCATTTCCGTCTAATATTCCTTTAAAATTTTTCGCAGATGATATAGTAAATCCTGCAGAAATCTGTCCGAATCCTGCGATAGGTGTGCTATCGTCTAACTGAAATGCTGTTTTGCTAATAACTCCTATCACTTCACCGTCTACTAAAACTTCTAGTATGATTTTTTGGCTGCCAAAATTGTCCAGGACCTGGCGAGATCTAATCTTTGTTACGCCAAATCCTTCCGCGCCTTCGGGACCTATTAGGTTCCAAGAATCATTATTATAGACAAAAAGTTGTGAAGTTGCTGTTTTAAACCACAATGTTCCCGTAGTACCTTCCGGAGCAGAATTTTGTATAATAGCAGATCCCACAGGAGACCAAGCAACTCCATTATAAACATTTAAAGTTTTGTTGAGAGCGTTGAACCATGTCTGTCCCGACAATGGCCTAGGCGGTGGATTATTATTGGCCCAGTTTTCTAACAAACCTACAAAATTTTCATTTTGTATTTCTCCGTAACCGGTGTAATTCCTACCAACTAATCCTACACTGGTAGATGTATTCACAGTTCCGTCTTCTAAAACTACTAATTGAGATCCGTTGGTTCTATTAATTACGTAAGCCATCTATCGCTCCAATTTTGATTAAGACACAAATGTCCATGCTCCACTCACTATCTGGAAAGTTTTTACTGTCCTAGAAACTAGAATTCCGGGAGCCGCAATAGACGCACTCGAAAAAGCAATGCTACTGAGACCAAAGGCTGTACCAGTAGGAGTTACGAATTCTGTAGCACCGGTCGATACCAAAGGATTGATGTTTAGACTAGTAGTACCATTCACTAACAATGAACATAAAATCCTTGCTATGGTTCCGCTGGAGTATTCCGACACCGGTGCTATCTGTTCGAGAAGAATAGCGATACCCGAATTAGAGATGCCGTCAGATATATCCATACTTAACACTAGGCTCCTGCTCCTCACCGTATTATCTACATAAACTTTAGTAGCAGCATCTTGGTTAGAGGTAGGATTCGCTAGATTAGATATTTTCTTGCTTCCTAGATTTAATGTTCCCGATCCGTCGATAACTAAATTTAAATCTGTGTTCGACGCAGTGACTTCTATAGTAGAACCATCCATAAAGATATCATCTACTGTGAATTGCGTCTGAGGTCCAAATGATGTGACGCCCGGGATACTGGTAATGCCCGGGCCTAGAGAGGTCGCAGACAACACAGTCACTCCGTCGATCTGGAACTCCTTGCCAGATTTAAGATTTATATGTTCCGAACTATTCCAGGCTCCGCTGTACAGTTGAGGTAACGAATCATTATAACCCCCTGCGATAGCCTCTGCAGAATTGGGTGTCGGCACCTGTCCTACGTCATGCCACAAGAACACATGGCTAGTGGCTCCTTGCAATATTACACCGCCGCCGGCTGCATTTGTATCTGTAGGAACTATTCCTGTCTGTTTTGCTAAAACAATATTCTTGTCTTCTACAGTCACGGTACTGGTATTGATAGTTACCAGATCTCCGTTGACTGTGAGGTCACCTTGCACAGTCAAATCGCCGCCGATATCAACTTCGCTGGCTGAAATACCTTCGTAGATATTGACCTTTCTGGCAAGAGATCTGATTTTTATCGCTTGTTCGGCAATCACATCTCGCCGGACAGTTAATGTGATATCTTTATTAGAAGCGATGTTTGCAACAGTTAGATCACCGTCAAATACATTAAATTGCCCCTGATTAGCATCACCAATGATTAGACCTAGATTTGATGTAAGGATTAATTGTCCATTGATAATGTTATTAGCATCGTTTCTCACATAAGAACTTGCCGGTTGATTTCCTAGACTATCTGAATTTGCTGCAGTGACGTAGAATTTTATTCCCGGAAGTGTCCCAGCGTTAAATCCAGGATTGATAATTCCGCTGAATCCTTCGATCGGTAATTTAGGTGTAAACGAATCTTTAGAAAATATTCCTAAAAGAATCCCGTTGGTATAAAGGTAAGTAATGACTCGGTTCTGATTAAGGGTATCTAATATATTTGCTACTCTCAGACCGCTCACGCCTTGGCTCTGTGAATAATCAGGACCTAATAAGATCGTATTAGCACCATCGAAGAAAAATAACTGTTTATCTACATCATTGAACCAAAGATCTCCTACACCTAGATTTGTAGGTTGTGTGTTTGAAATAGTAGCGGAACTGACTGGTACGAATCCATTTCCACTATAAACTTTTAATTTTAATTCATTGACATCAAACCATATCTGTCCGCGTATGGGATTTTCTGGCTGTGCCGTGTTCGCAAAATTTTCTAATAATTTTACGAAATTTTCATTCAGTGATTCGCCGAACCCACTGTAATTTTTTCCAATAAGGGTTAGATCGCTGCTTATATTATCTATTTGCCCGTCTGCTACAGTTGCTAGGATCGTTCCGTCAGTTTTATTAATCGTGTATGCCATATCGCTTTACCTTTAGAACGCTGGCGGGCCAGAGTGAATAATATAATTTAATGTTAAGAACGGGTTCATTACTGAAAATGGTTGTCCTAACTGCCCTGCCGTTTTAATCCCGCCGGAAGTCGGCACGTATTGAGCCTGGGCAGTAGTGGTAGGCCCTTTTTCCGAAAATGCTCCGGTGTCTAACGGAATAGCAGTATCTAATCTCGTGGCAAAATATTGCTGTCCTGTAGAACCTTTCATGTTGTGCTCGTGGTCAGGCAAATTAGAAACTATCAGCGTGTTGGTAGATTGACCTCCACCTTGACCTATATTGTCCGGAGCGGTCCCTGAAACTCTATCTATGTTTCCGCCACCTGCATCGACGAATCCGCCAGTACTGTTAGGGACCGTATTGGCATTGTCCATATTATCTCGTCCTAGAGGAAACCTTCCGCGTAGATCCGGTAATCTAAAAGTTCCGACACCTACCAACGGTATAGCTCCATTGTAGGTATTTCCTATAATATCAAACAACAAATTGAATTTTGTTTTTTCAACTTCGCTGCCATCGCAGAACAGATAACCGTAGGGAGCAGAGGCGCCGGCGTACGGAAGTATGCTGCCGATCGGAACTGCTAGATCACTAACGAACACATCTCTGCTTTCTTTGATTAGGCCCAAGCCCGATCTAAAAACCAGCACGAAATCATTGGATTGAGAAAGATTAGGATTGGGTTCATTTTTACTGCTTATCAATGCAGAAGTCAACGTAGTATTGAAAGTTTTAGTAAGGCCGCCAATTTGACCATCAAACTGTAAGTTCGGTGATGTTACATCTCCTTGTAAACTAAATGTGGTTGGAAATTTCAAATTGGTAGCCGTGGTAGCATTACCTACGATATTGCCTGTTAAAACTCCTTCGATCGTTTCAGCGACTAATGTTTTTGTCCTTACAGTTTTCCATCGTTTAGAGACAGATCCAGAGTCATAGATATCTGTTGTTTGAGGTTGGATGTTTTCAAAATTAGAAGTACCCGTGATCGTAATCCCATCACCTACTAACAGATTCTTTGATATAGCGACTCCACCTGCGGTCCTAAAAGTTCCATTATTAAAATTGGTGCTTGGAGTAGAATCAGTCAATATTAATGAACCATTTGATTTGATATTTCCAGATACATGTAATGCTTCGTCGGGAGAATTTATGTTGATACCTACTGTATTTTCAATAACTCGCAAGACTGTAGTCGGAATTCCTTCTCTATTAGTCTGTAGGTCTATACTAGAACCAACAGAACTATTATAGATCCTCGATCCTATTTCCGTTGAGCTAATCGATAAATTGCTGTTCGAACCGATAGTCAATCCTGTATTGTTTCTTATGTTAAAAGAAAAATCAGTAGTATTAATCGTGTCAGTTCTCATAAATCTAGCAGCAGGAATTTCACTGCCAGAGATAACTAGAGATTCTGCAGAAGTTGCTGTTCCCCAAATTTTAGTTTCGGCAGCAATAGCGCTGACATCATTGCTGGTAATGTTGAAACCAGAATTAATAACTGCGAATCCCGAGATATTAATTTTAGGAGTAAACGCATCTTTGCTGATTATGATTACAGGAATATCTTCGATATAAAGTGTCAGTACTACTCGAGTGATATTATCGGAATCGATGATCTGCTCTACTATAGGACCACTTCTTAGTCCTGTCGAAAATGTAGGTCCAACTAAAATCCATCTTGTTCCGGAATAGACATAGACCTGTTGATTAACTGTATCTACCCATAATTCTCCCACTTTTGATTCTTCTGTAGGAGGCTCGACACCGCTGGTTTGAATACTCGATGCTGCTTTCCAGAGTGTACTATCCCATATTTTTAATCTGGCTACGCTGGTATCGTACCACAATTGTCCTTCAACGGGATTGGCGGGGGCGGAGTCCTTGGCAAAATTTTCCAAGATGGCTAGAAAATTTTCAGCGATAATCTGTCCGTATCCGGTGACATTACGTCCGGGAAAAGTTAAACTAGTATCGGTGCTGGATGTATTATCGTATACCGTGATTGGTAATTTATTATCCCTGTCTGTAAAATTTACGATGTATGGCATCTATTATACCTCGATAAAACTAGTTAAACTTTGTATACGTATAGTATAATCTACCTGAAGTAATCGGTTTAAGGATTTTTGGACAGGATGAAAAATCACATGCGTTAATAATTTACCGTCCCCGTTAGGATTATAACTTTTTAAACCCAGTTCATCAAAAACAAAATTACCATTCATGTCGACACTGTTATCGAATGCTTGTTGACCATCCGGTTCGCCGTAATCTAGAACACAACTTACTATAATGTCACTGTAAGTGGCTCCGCTAACATGTCGTATTTCCATCTTATTCCTCACAGAATCTGTGTTGTTAGCAGAATTTTGATCAACAACTTTGTTATAAGTTTGATTATACAAACTAGTGTTGATTCCCACCGTATTTGTAGTCAAATAAGTAATCAATCCGGTAGGATCAACGGTAGTTCCTCCGTTACCAAACACCATTTCATATATACTGCCCTGTCCTTGATTTGACAATGCATTAACCATAGCGACACTCATATTTTCATAGTGGATAGCATTGCGTTTATCTATAAAAATTTCCTCAGTTTCTGGATCAAAAATTTTAATGTGCCCTTCAAAATGGAACCCTCCCACTTCGTTGGGTTTTTTTTCACAAGTATCGTATTCTTGTAGTTCGTCTGACATAGTTGACTCTGGGTGATTATTCATAGTTGTATTTATTCGGGCGATTCTGTGCTTCCTGCAGCGATGAATTTTGCTATAGGTGTATTGTTAGACAACAGCGAAACTCCGGTCGTGGCCGTAGTTTGACCTCTATCATACCACAATCTACCGATTTTCCTTATAATTTTGATCTTAGTTCCTGCGGGTACCGCTTCGGTTAGTCTTATGAACGGAGTGAGCCCATCTACACTGAATTCTGCTTCTAACAATCCATCGCCGTCTGGACTGTTGGGTGCTATATCGGAATCATACATGTTTAAAGGATTTTTTCTAAGTCGTTTTCCTCCGACGAAAATTTCGATCTGATCACAGGGCCCATGGGTTTGCGGAATCGTATCTCTATACCAAACTGTTCGTGCGCCTTGTGCTGGAACATAATTCAAAGGTCCTATATTTTTAGTGCTACCATCGCTGAAGAAATCTTCTATCTCTTCGGTGTCTTTATAGGGTATAGTTTCGTTGGATCCAAGGTCAATAACGTAGCTACCATCATGATGTAATTCTTTGATCGCTGTTCCTAAACTGCCCCTACGGAGTTGTGATAGCGTATTTCCAGTTTTTTCAAAATATTCAATGCGTTCATTATTGATAGATAATACACCTGGAATATTTTTTGATAGGATAGGGTCCGATAAACCAGAGGCATCAGTGACTTCTATAGTAGTATCGTAATAATTTAAATTTTTAGTTAATGTCACAGTTTTTTTCTTTTCGTATCTTTTGTAGATAACGTTATTGAGCATATCTTTAAAGACCTCAAAAGCACGAGGTGGTTGCCATATTATGTTACCAAACTGAACTATTTTAATTAGATCAGTCGCTGTCGTAGGATCGGTTAGATAAACAACTGCTCTAGGCAATTCGAGATAATAATCTCTGTCTTTGGTCAATCGTTGTCCGTTCTTATAGACCCAGATATAATTAGAATTTAACGGAGATCTAGGCAATTTATAATTCACTTTACCACCGCTGAACTCATCGCTGATAAGATCTAGAGTCGGATACTCACTAAACCAGGTAATAGTTATGTCATCATTGATCGCCAATGGTACAGTTGGATCTATTACGATATTATTGTTTTCTAGTCTATATTTTACGGCAAGATCATTTATCACCGATACAACATCGCCTATGTCTAAAATATTTTCATCGACAGTCAACGTATTTGTGTTACCATCGAACACATAGTCTATGACAAATCTCTTTAATTGTCCGTTAACATAAACTTTGATGAATCCCGAAGTGATCGATCCTAAACTTTCTAGAGGATCTGTTCCTAGAATTAAAGAGTTATTTGTGCCGTCGTATACAAAATAATTGCTATCTACGCCTCGAAGATACTGTCCATTTACCTCGACTATGATAGATGCTAGTGCTGAATTCCTTCCGAGATCTACGAATTTATCGAGATCGAAATTTCTAGTGCTACCATCATAGGTCACTGTCTGTTGATTAACACGTATAAAAGGAACTCCAGTGGAATCTGTTTCTGTAGAACTTCCGAAACAGATAATCTTAATCACCTGTCTAAATGCGGGCGGAATTCCAAATTGTATCAAGGTTCTATTTTCTGTGTCTGTCAACTCTGAACTATTCGCAAAACCCGTGTCTATAACCTGGCCATCCACAGTAACTAATACTCGAAAAGTTTGATCATAGACCGCTTTTGTTAAAAACAGGGTGGTATTACCGTCAGCGACAAACTCTTGGTAATCTAATAAAGTGATACCGCCGATACCTACTGAAATTATTTCTATTATAGATCCCACAGCAGGAGCCGTGTTAAACTCTATTCTGTTGTTTACAAAATCTATAGAATAATTTATCGTGCTGTCGCCGATATATTCTTGGCGCACTTTGTCTATGTAAACCATGACTCCGGAAGATTCAAATATCGTCAACCCTATGTCAAAAAATCTAGTGATCCCATCTCCTATTATGATTTTATTCTGTAAAGGTGCTGCTCCTGGACTGGTAGTCGTAAAAACTTTTAAACTTAGACTATCAAGTACTTGTCCGGGAATATTTTCTTCAGGGGCCGGTACCTGATCAGGACTGATAAATTTTTCACCATCTACTATTATTTCTTCGGCAGATGTACCGGTAGCGGTCACGTAGGCTCCACCGATATTAGACAATGATCCACCGCTGATTCTGGTATCTAAGAGATTTACATCAGATATAGTGACCGAACCGTCACTGTCTAATGTACGGAAAATTAAAGTATCACCCGTTTGTGTACTAAGATAATCATGAATTTCGACAAAATTAGTCGATCCGTCTCCGATAAAAGTAGGCATCTGCGCATTAGGATTAGTTGAAACTGCACTATCCCAGGCAGGAGTCCAGGCGGGATCATCTATTCTCGTTGGTCTGGTTTCGCCCGATCTTTTTAAGTAGACAGAAATCAACTGTCCGGCGCTGGGGGTATAGGGTAATACAACAAAAGTGGTGCTGCCGTCTGCGACATAATAAAAATCGGCTGAAGATTCTACACTATCCCAGTTATCTATAAACCAAGGTAACGCATCCCAACCGCCAGTGACATCAAACGTAGTTCCTTGGATTCGGACTCCACCGTAATCAATACCAGTCATTAATTGATTTAATTCTTTACCTATCATACCGCTAGACGGAGAGTAATATCTGTCAATTCGATCTATGCTATTAAACAATTCTTGATTTATTTCATAGTCGATTTTTATAACATCACCGGTTTTAGGGGCGATTAGAAATCTTATTTTTCCCCTAAGCAAATCGAAGGTATCCACCGATGATCTATAAAGGTCAATGACATATTCGCTACTTAATATCAATTGATCATTTTTTGTTATCGTAATAGATCGTTTCTCGATATTAGGGGCAAAGGCTAAATTAAAAATTGCACTAAACCCTGTAGCGACAAATATCTGTGTTTTATTATAATCGGAATAATTCCCAATTTTATCGATTCTATCAAATTTTAGGGTAAGATTTAGTGTTCTAACCACAGAATTTCCTAGGATGGCCACGGCCTTCGCCTTGTTTGGAGAACTGCCATTACCACCTACTAAAGTTATGACGGGAGTCTTTGTATATCCCCGACCTTCAGTCAGCATACGAATTGCTCTAACTGACCCGTTAGAGATATAAGCCTGTGCCGTGGCACCTGTGCCGTCGCCTGTTATCAACACCGTGGGTACATTTATATAATCGCTGCCGCCATCTGATATTTCTATTGACGTTATAGAAAATCCATTATTATCCGTCCATGCTTTCCAAGGATATTCGTTGAATATATCGTTGTTCTCGTCTACCGGTAAGATCTTACCTGCTACTGTAGAGTATGCTGCAGGCAAATCGAAGTCTGACGTTGCCAGGCCAGAATTTTGTTTTTCGGTGTATCGACTGGTATACTCTCGAATAGTTGTCTTATATGGCTTGATCTCTTCGATGTATTTTTTGTAACTGTCTAGATTATCATTCTTGTAAGTGGGTCGCTGATCTAGATCGCCTACATTGTGGATCGCATTCAAGAAACTGGTTTTAAACAGCCAATCGGCAGAGGTCTGCTCTGACAATGCGTATCTTATAGAGTTAAAAAACAACTTATTCCATTCGACTCTCAAGTCATCGACAAAAATATCATTCTTAACAGCCTGTAATATTATCCTAAGTTCTAATATAGGCTGTAGATCATATAATCCGGCATCGTAGGCTCCAGTCGTATCGTAACCTAGCCTACCACTTACTGAATCATACAGCAAAGAACTGATCTGTAATGTTCCGTTCTTCCGTCCAATTAAATTATAATCTCCTAATAGATCGCCTTGCCCTTCGGCGGTCTTTTCAAGCACAGCCCAGCCACCGCTGGAATATTCTTTGATTCTCAGTAGTTGACCAATCTCTAATTCTACTGTAGGTTCTAGATAGATGTTGTCTATCTCTTTTATTATTTTACTTTGCGAATCGTATCCTGTGGCCCACCAATCTACATATTCCCAATATCTGGTAACATCGTACGCTTGAGATTTGCTTCTAAAGAATGTTTTTCTAACATCATCCCATCCATAGATGCTCCAAAAATTATTTAAAGAGACGTCCGATGTCACTAGCACAGAAAACTCACGTATCTTTACAAAAGCAGATGTGTATTTTTTTCCTCTATTGACGACCGTTATAGAATTTATCTTTCCTTGATTATCAATAGTCACTGTCGCTTTAGCACCTTTGCCTGTTCCTTCTATTTTTATAAAGGGAGTAGTTCGATAACCGAATCCGGGATCTACGATATCTATCGTATCAACTTCACCGTTGATGATATTAACTTTAAATTCTGCTTTTTTGATTCTCACAGTTCCTATCTGCTCTAAATCGATCAGTGTATCTACTTTTATATCATACTCATTTAGATTGCCGTCAGGTAAAGGATCGAGGCTTTGTAATCTTCCAAGATTGATTAGGTCGATAAAAGGTCGTTGTAATAAAATATTATTGATATAGTCGATCGCACCTTCTAAGGCTCTAGATTTATCCACAAAAATACTCTGCCTGGGTCTAAATTTCAATCCGTATCTTTGTTTTTCAGGAAGAGAAATATCAGGGATCGCATTGCCAACTTCGTCATATCCTACTAAACTGTCTATCCATTTTGTTTCTAAGGCATGAGTCGGAAGGCTATCAGCGACCCCTTCTGTGAGCAACTGATATTCTTTATGGCTTTGATTTATTCTGCCTTGATCGTTAAAATACTCGATGTTAAACAATACCGAATCTGAATTCATCAGCGAAGTGAGATTAGATGCTGAAAATTTATTTCCATCTATCACTGCCACAAAAGGAAATCCTGTACCGATCGGGTTGCTGATAAAATTAGTTACTGAACTGATAGCGACTTTTCTTTCAGGTCTATCTGGGATCGTAGTTTTTCCTTTAACCCAATAATAATATTTGGTACCCGATTGTTGTCCTGTGTTAGGATTAAATAATGTCCTAGTATTAAAAACAGAATCGTCTGGATGTTTAGGTTGTCCCGAAATTCCTTCTGCCAGTCCTTCTACAGTGTCGGCCAGCAAAGACCATTCCGATGGCAGCAACACTGATTCTACCCATTCATATACATCTACCGATGATCCTTCGGCCTGGGCGTTCCAATTTCCCACACGATAAGCGAGATCTCCCTGTTCATAATTGATAAATTTGACAGTGCTTAAATCCCACCAAACTAATCCTACATTTTTTTCGAACCATGCGGTCGATTCATCTATCACTTGTTCAGGGGTGGCTAACATGTACACGGCAGGATCATAAGGAGTCTTATACTTGATCTCTTGATCTGCGACTCCTAAAATTTTCATCTTATATCCGTCAACAATGTCGATATCTCCTAATTTAATATTATTGACATTGTTATAAAGTTCGATATTTTTAATCCTTCCGATATCCACTAATTTTGTCTCTTGAGATATAGTTTTCAAACTATTGACATCTGCAGGTTTCTTGAATAATCTCACATTTCCTTTTATCAGATCATCGACCGTATATCTAGGACTTCCAACAACTATGACATTTCCCACGCAGTCGAGCGATTCACCGAAACTTTCGTTAGGAACGAAATCTGTATCTAGTTTTTCTACAAGAAAATACCCTTCAGATTTTCTTTCAAACACATAAGCCTGCCCCGGAAATCCTTGCGAATCTTTGAAAATAGTTTTGTTTTTATCGAACGTTGTTCCTTCGATAAATCTCGTAACTAAATCGAACGACGAATTTTTAGCGCCTACTACGATTCGTTCAGTAGTAGGACTAATAGATACTGCAGATCCAAAATATTCGTTGGTTAGATATTCGAAACTGGTTAATTTCTGAACTAGTCTAAACTCGACATCATCTATGCTATTTGTGTTGAATATATAGACTGCTCCCTGTGTCTGCCTAAACACATCGGCTCTAGGACTGCTGACTATTAAAATCCTACCAGAGGCATCTAAATCTAAAGCGAATCCGAATTCATCGCCGCTCATTATTTCGATATCCGCGGTGGAATCATTATAATTGTTAATATTCTGTTCGGTGATAGTTTGAACTAGATTATATCTATTGTTGGCATCTCTCTTATAGATATAGAGTTTGCCGGCGGTTTGATAAGTGCTATCTCCCACATTTATCCAAGGATCACCTTGGTCGGGAGGCTGATTAAGGCTTTCATCGTTGGCCGAATCTATGGTTAAGAATTTATGATAACCGCCTTGATACTTGACAACATCATTAGGTTTATATTCGTTATAGGGCTTCCAAACTCCTTTGTAATTGGCAAAATATTGTCCATCTGATGTCGGCGTACTCACGACTAAAATACTACCGTCTCGGTTCATGGCGGTGGCTTGACCAAACCTATCCCCTTGTTTCACCAACTCCGCCATCTGATCGGGATTCAATAATCCCTCTATAAGAGTCGATCCGTCATCGTCTATAGATATATTTGTTGGAAGACTAAATTGCGTAGAAACCGCATCCAGACGCTGCCAGTCGTTGGATTCGATCGATAGTGTGCTACCGTCACCAAAATTATCATATAGCGCCTGATAAAAATTGTTTTCCCACCAGACTATGCTTCCGGTAGGATACGGCACACCTATTGTAGGATCATACAATCCTAGATAATTGGTATTTTCAAAATATTGCCATTTAACTCCGTCGTAGTAATAGAGATACACCCTGCCTTTATTATCCAAGGATCCGGGAGCAGAAATGCTCATGTGATATTTGTTACCGCTGACTCCGATGCTGATAGAACTACCGAATAATTCATATGCTGATTGTCGAGGGCTGACGAGATTTACGCTAGGTTCCCATTGTTGATTAGTATACCTATACAATGTAACCATACCCTGTTCAAAATATCCATCATTTCTACCGATCGAGTTTGCTTCTATCAGCGTGGCGGGTTCCCAATCTTCCGAATTAAAGTCGATGGAACTACCATCTCCTACTCTGATATTAACCTTGGCTTTCCATAACTTTCCTTTCCATAATACTATCTCGCCGGCGAGATAGGCTCTAAAAGATACTAGGTCTTCCCTATAGGTACTTTTAACTCCGCTGGCCCTAGGACTTCCGACAGCCAACAATTTATAATCCGGGCTTATTGCTAGGACTTCGCCGAAGACTGATTCAGCGGCAGTTTCAAATCCATCAGGTATCGGTATGATCTGTTTCACAGCGATGTTAGTAAATCCGGCGGTTACCTTATCTGTGTAAATCATTACGAAATTAGATTCGGACACGCTTACCGCTATCTGTTTGAGAGAATCGATATAGATCACTGACTTGCCTAGGCCTCTAGGATCGGTGATACCGTATTCTAATAAAGTATAATCTGTATACTGTTTTGTTTTCTCAACGACTTCCCATCTATCTTCACCGTTATTGTCGATCCAGAGTTTAGATCCGTTCTTTAATAAAGCGATTTCTCCTTTGTTCATCGATTCATATGACGGATATCTCACGACACTGAACAATCCTAATGCCGCCGAAGAACTATCTACGATTTCCACTGGATCGGTACTGGTAGGAGTAACTATAAAAGTATTATTAGTAACTTCTAATAATTTAAAAAATCCCGTGAGATTTTGTATCTGTATGCCTACGATATCGCCGACCGCCAAACGATGGGGTCTGTTGGTAAAACATCTTATGTTTTGACCTTCTTTGATAACTCCCGATACCGATAAGAAAGGATCTTCATTGTATCGGAGAATCGTCCAAGAATTTTTATCGAAGGTAATCCAGATATTTGAGTTATCCCTAACTACAGATATATCAAGATTGAGAATATCATCCTTGTTTCGTAAAATTAAATCAACATTGTCTAGTTTCACATATCCGGCATTCCTACTAGGTCCTGTATAATAGTCAACCGGGTTTATATTTGTATCGAAAGGTATCGGTGATATAGTAAATTTAGATCTATAGATTCTTAGATATTGATCTTCGATTACTTCTCGTTCGACTCCCGAATCTACAATTATCGGCTGTGGGTTGACTACAAACTGTCCCTTATCTAACTCGAATTCATATTCAGTGGTTTGATCTAGTCCGCCGATATCGCCTAATTTAAATGCCCATTCTTCTTTGAGAACCACGCTGTCATCATCGGTTCTGCTTATTTTATCAAATACCTTTACTATTGCATTGGCTGTGCCTTTTTCTTTGATGAAACCTTGATATAATTTAAACTGTGACACTTCATCTTCTGCTAGATTCTGTAGATACTCTCTCGGTTGATATCCGATAGCATGCCTTGATAGATCTCTCTGGCTAGATCCTACTCCCGACGAATCTGCTTCGTAATAATCTTCAAACTGTGTTATTCTATAATCAAAATTAGCGACTAACCCCTTGGTCGGAGTAGAATCTAATTTTATCCAGTAAGCATCATTAAATTCGGCTGTGGCCAATTGATTACGCTTGCTAGTCCAAAAATAGGATTTATAAGCCACGATATCACCGAGTTTATAATCAGTAAATGGCTGCCAAGTCTGTATATCTACCGCATCGAAAATAAATCCAGGACTGGTATAATCACCATCCCAATCGACTGTCCTGAATCCTCTGCTCTTGATCCTTTCCTGTCGATAGCCCGTAGGCTTATCATAGATAACATCATTAAACACGGTCCTATCAGAAAAAATCGTGACATGTTCTTTTAGCACGAGATTAAATTTAACAAAATAAATTCCATCATTGGTATCTACAGTCGATAATTCTACAGATCTAAATCCTCGATTAATATCGAGATTTCTAGGAGCGAGCGGAGTACCATCATTCCTTAATATCTGATAATCATAAAAACTGTCTAAAAAATTATCCGGAACTCCCAACGATAAATTTGCCTGAATTTTTTTGGCGGCTGGACTCAAGGATAGCAGCGATCCGATACTCCAATTATGCTTTGACCAAAACATAAATTCTTTACAACTGGTAAGCCAATCCTCTGCCTCTTTCAATTCAGAATTATAAGAATCAAACTTAAAACCTAGGAATTTTAAATATTCTTGATATCCTAATAAAAAATCAACGACACCCTGTACATCTGTAAAAATCCTATTATATGGCAATTCTCGTATTTTAATTGTATTAAAAGATCTTCTATTAAATGCTGTAATAGAATTTTTGATCGGAAGAGAAGGCAATTGTTTCCAATTATTATTTTCAAAAGTATCTGTGCTAGAATGGCTCTTTAAAGATCTATAAAATCTAGTCTGATATCTACAGATCACTCCATTTCCATAAAATTGATTAGCCGTCCATTCGATAAAATCTTCGCTGACTCCACCTATAGTAATGAGCGGATCACTCTGTGAGGGAACTGCTTCGAAATATTTAAAAATAGGATTTACATTATCATAACCCGATAATTTCCAACCCCTGTCTGTTTTTTCTATCAATACACCACTGTAAGTCAATGTAAGAAAAGAACTTCCTACGTTAAAAATTATGTCATAATTTTCACTGGGAACAAAAACTGAACTAGATGAAGAACTAGGATTTTTACTGTCTAGAATATATTTCTGTTGTCCTGGATCTACAAACCCAGAATTTCTGGTTGACAATCTTATATCCAGATTAGATATCTTTTTTTCTAACTTAGAAGAATCTAGCGTTTTGTTCTTGAGGTAATCGATGATATAAAGATACAATCCCGAAACATTTCTTGATGTCTGATCTAAAATTAGATCAGAAACTGTAAAAAATTCTTCGGTAGTTCTGCACACAGTCTGACCTAGTTTATTTTCAACGACCTCGGACTTATTCAAATTGTCT